ACATGAACGCCGATTACACGATGAATATGGAGGCTACTGGGGTCAATCACCTCATTTGCCTTGGACAGGGCGAACTCAGAGATAGAACCGTTGTACACCTGTATGTCGATGCAAACGGCAACATCTCACAGACTCAGACGTTTTTTGGAGTCGATGAGATAGTGAGCGTTTATGACTACGCGGGCGCGACACGGGATGACTTGATACAGAGCGGTACTGAACAACTGGCACAAGAGGTCAATAAAAACACCTTCAAGATTGAGCTTGAGAGTGAGAAAGATGTAGCTATAGGGGATATAGTCGGAGGTCGCGACTACATCACCGGAATGCGAATGACAGCACCAATAACCACTAAGGTTGTCACTTGGCGAAATGGTTTTGAATCTACGGAATACAAACTGAGTGACGATATCACGGTGGAGATGGAGTAAGACTATGAATATAATCACTGGTTATAAAGGCACTCCACATATCACTTCCCAACAGGACAGGGATATCAATAGTGCCATCTTTACTAATGGGGTTTACATCCTCAATGTGGGGTCGAAGATGTCCGCGACAATCGTATCCGCTAACGAGGTGACCATCGCGGATGGCCTCATCATTGCACAGGGATGCGCGGCAGAGATTGCCAGAGGCACATCTGAATCAATGACCATCGACAATGGCACACAGGGGCAATTGAGAAAGGACTTGATTGTTCTCAAGTACACCAAGGATGCCTCAACCGGAGTCGAGAACATGGCTCTTGCCGTCATCAAAGGTGCTCCCGCGGCATTCAATCCCACGACTCCCGCATACACAAGCGGCTCGATTGCGAATGGTGATACACTCGTTGAGTTTCCTCTGTATACTGTGAATCTTAACGGCATCACACTGCAATCCGTCACGCGGATGGTTGACTATGCGGAAGTGGCAAGTGCATCTGCTCTGGAGACGGTTCGGTCTACTTTGCAGAGCGCGATCAATAACTTGTCAAGTGCGTTGACCACTGTGTCAAACAGGGTCGGCACGGCAACGCTGAATACGACCGCCAAAAACGCTATGGCGGCAATCAACGAGTTGCTTGGTAAGATAAATACTGCCAATTCAAACATCACGACGGTTGCCAATAAAGCAAGCGCATTGGAGACAAAGACGGCAGGATTCAGCGGAACGATATTACTGTCTGTACCGAACGGTGAGACTAATTACAGACGCCTTAATTCGGTGTCAACATATCTGGTCATCGTCTCGACCGTGGCGGGAGTCGACGCAATGAAAGGCATGTATATAGTCGGAGTTCAGTCAAATAACGCCATTGGGATAAAGGCAGTAAGCAATGCTTCGAGCGTGTCTCTGTTTGATCAGGGTAATTTACTGCTCGGAATCCGTAACAATGGAGCGTCATACATCCGAGTTAACATTATCACGCTTTACGGCACTGCGCTTTGATGGGGAGGTGATATAAATGACATTACAAAACATTGAAACTAATATAACGCTCGACCTTTATAACCACGACGCGACTCCCACGACAATCAAAGCGATTCAGCTTGACAGTGGGACACGATACGTGGCGGCGATGCTCCAGAACATGGGCGCGCAGTACGATGTGGATTCCGGGGCTACGGTTCAGCTTACCGTGATACGTCCGGACAAGGTTGGCGTGCAGATTTCCGGCACAACATTTACATATGGCGATGAGGGTGCGCGGTTCCTCGGCCCTTATGCCGAGCTGACGCTGGTAGCACTCGCCGTCTCCGGCAAGCTGCTCGGTCAGTTCAAGATCACTTCAGGGACACAGGTCCTGAGGACCGAGATCTTTATGGTCAGCGCGGGCGTGGCCTTGGACGCTTCCACGGACGAGTGGGCAGGAGAATATGACGGCTATAACCTGGACGAGTTAGTGGAAAAGGTCGATAATGCGGTCGACAAAGTGGACGGCATGGAGGCTGACGTAACTGAGTTAAAGAGCGGATTAAGTGAGTTCCCTGCAACACTTCCAACCGATGCCGAAAATAGCAATTTGGATATTACGGATGACGAGGGCTATGTTTTGGTCAGATTTTCTGACGGCGAAATACAGACAAAAAGTTTTGAGTCAAAAAAATCCGCACAAGTAAAATATACAACAGAAACAAGTGTCGGGTTGGATATTGTAGATGACGAAGGCTATGTGATCCTGCGACTTGCCAACGGAAACATTGAAACGAAAAATTTCAATTCTTCTGCATGGAAATATACGGGATTTGAATATAAATTCTCCGGTTCTTATTTGCTTATAAGCTATGGATACAATGAC